CCTGTGGTGCGTGGGTGGGAGGTTCCCCTATTGGGCGGTGATTTGCCGGAGTTTAGCGGCGGTATTTCGCCGACTCTAAAAAGCGGCGTTTTGTGCAATATGCACAAATATTTCATAATATGGCGTGGGTTATGTTAATTTAATTAATTACGTTAGTTGAATATAACTTTTAACTAATATAGATAATATCATATAACTTTTAACTAATATACTCAGTGTAATATAAAATTTTTAACTAATATGCTTAGTATGATATAAAACTTTTAACTAAATGGCATATATATTACATTTAGTATAATTTGTAGGTGGTATTTCGCCGACTCTAATGGGCGGGAAGTTTGTACAATATGTACAAAAAAATAATCCTGATGGAGTTCATCAGGATTAAATAAAGAAGTATTCAATTAATATATATAACGTGTATTTTAATAGGTCTGTAACGCTCTGTAAGGCGTTCTATTTTTAGGGGTATTATTATAGCTTTTTCTCTATCTCTTCGTGGAGATTTAATATATATGCGCTAATTTTACAATTTCGTAACATATGTTTTTTATATTTATATTTTCAAATCTTACATTACCAAGTTTGTAATTTTCAATAAAAAATTTGAAGTCTTTTGCTGAATTCAAAGAATTTAACAACAATGTGTTTGGTGTGTGGTCTTCTTTTGTTATAGCATATGTAAATTTTTTCGAGGGGTCTGTATCGTTGCTTACCCATATAAGTCCCAGTTTATACGATACCCATACACCATATTTTTCACCTTTATAGATAAATGAAAATAAAATAGAACAATTACCGGTTTTCTTTTCAATAAAATTTTTATCATCACGTAAAAAAGAATTATTTATAGCATAGTCGCCATAAGGAGTACCTTTTATTATTTTTCCGAATCTTGTATTTTCTTTCATTTTTATGTATTCTTCATTTTGTACTAATTCTAATAATATATCGTTTTTATATATTATGTTTTTATTATAAGGTAATTTTAAATCAAAATATAAAAAATACGGATTAGTTATTGTTAGAGCGTTTGAAAGCAAAAATATACGTACATTGTCACGGCTTCTGAATATTGTTTCGACTAATTCCAGGAAGTTTGTTACTTCATCATGTATATAATGGTGTGTTCCTTTATCTAAAATAAATTCATCAAAAATCATAGTTGTAACATTAGGGAATGAATTGGATTTTTGTATTTTTGCGGTAGACAGTGGCATATAAAATCCAGCAATTTCATTATCAATAATTAATTCTCCTTTAGATACCTTGAATTCATTTTGTGGATATTTTTCTTTTATATCATCAAAATAATTTTTTATTTTTTTGAATTCTTCTTTGTAACGTCTTATGTATACAAATTGCTCCTTTTTTTTAAGAAAAGTATCAATACAAAATTTTTTTGCGCCGTATGTTTTACCACCACCACGATTACCAATTATAAAATTTAAAAAAGCATTATAACTCAGTGTTTTATATATATTCCAATACAATAATATTATTCTCCTTTTTATATAAAACACAAAAAAAGGGTTATATAAAGAAAATGAATTGACTACCACATCACATAAAAATTATAACGGCTCTCCGCCGACGGTTAAATAATTTTTAAATTCATTTTTTGCTTTATATACCCTTTAAATTTATTATATCAGATATATATTTTTTTGTCAATAAATATTTATATTTTATAATATTGTAAAATCTTCCGGTAACAATAAAATACCTCCTTTTACAGTTTTAGGTTTTAAATTTCCAGGATATGAAGTACCATAAGTGAAATTTTTCCACGTAACATTTTTGTAACATTTTTTTGACATTCCGGAACAAGTTATTATTGGAAGAAATTCTGTATTATCATCTTGTACTATATATTTCTTTTCTTTATAATTTATTACTTTGACATTTTGTTTTTTTTCTTTATATTCTTCAATGAATTTGTATCTAATATATTGATTAGGGCGTAAAAATCTCGCTTTGTAAAATATTCCTTCATGTTTCCATTTGCCTAATTCAACCGGATTTATATCTATAATTTCTGGGACTTCATCCCCTATTAAATGCAAACTATCAGTATTAGCATAAATAAATCTTGATTTCCCAGTTTCTTTTATAGAATCAGAATGTATTTTTTGTGCTGTTGATATAATTTTATTTCTGCCATATGAAGTAATAAAGACAGCCATAGCAGTATAAAAAGAATCCGTTTCTTTTGGAGGTGTTCGAGCAAATTTTACTTTTCCATTTTTTAAATATGGTTGTTGATTTATTATTATTGGTTTTTTTGCAAATTTCCCGGTTAATTGATTAAGCATAAGTTTACTAATGAAATATAATATTATATCTTGATTTTCTTTAGCTTTCATTTTTATATTATTCCATTTGTCTATATATTCTTTAAAAATATTTTTTTTCGCTTTAAACATATAACCGCCCAAATAATCAATTATTTCTACATCATAATGTTTTTTTAACAATTGTAAATCTATATTGGTTAACGATAAAGTTATAATTTTATTTTCAGAATTTAATATATATTCTGTGGGACAAAAATCTTCGATTATATGTTTTACTTGAATAGTAGGTAAATGATTTTTTTTGATTTTCAATATACATCTTAAATGTTGTATGTAGAGTGGATAATATGAATTGAATTTATATTTTCCATCAAATTCTAACGGTACACCATATGGTAAATATTCATTATACATTATATGTGCATACATAGAATTAATATCTAAACTGATACAAATTCCTATATTTTTGTTAGTATAATCCGGATTTAAATAATTATATCCACCTCTATAAGCAGTACGTATTTTAGTATCACTATCATATGTTAAAGTAGGGAAAAAAGCTCTAAATTTTTTGTCACCTAAAATTGATTTTAATTCTTTAACTGCGTTTGCGCCGATAGTTACACTTTTCATATCTAAATTAATTATAGTACGTAAGGCGTGAGCCATTATTTGACAATCGTTTTTTATGTATTCAATTTCTTCTTTTGTAATTTCACATTTAATATTGTGTCTATCATAATCTATTGTTCCTTTTTTTATAGGTAAATTGAAATTTTTTGCTATATCTTCAACTGAGAGATTCGGGAAAAAATTAGAACTATTATAAATAGTAAGTTTTTTTGTATGTTTGCCGTTTTTGCTTTTTTTAAAATAAATTGTTATACTAAAAAATTTACCGCTACTATCAATTATAGTAGTAAATGTTCTATCTGTACATTTTTCTTTATTTTCGCACCAGGTATAACCATTTATTAATAAATGAGATATAATAAAATTACCATCAAATTTTAAATTTTTAAAAAAAATAGTATGATTTCCAGTATCGTAACAATATTTAAAAAATTCTCTTATTGATTTACCATATATAAAATAATTATGATCCATTATATCCATTAATCCAAATAACCAAACACTTGTTGGTTCACAAGTTGTTGTTTCAAAATCTCCTGAAAAAATCATTATAATTCTCCTGCCAATTCCTTTAAATAATAATAAAAATCTAAATATTTGTCTTCCACATCACCGGGACGATAAATACCGTCAATTGAAGCTAATAACTCACCTGAGTAATATTCTTCTGTTATTTTTTTTATACCCACTTTTTTGAATAGTCTTTTTAATTCATCACTTTGTTTTTTATCAAATACAGTATCTATAGCTTTAAACCAATGTTGTGTTGCTCTACCGAATCTATCAGAATCGTATTTATTGCTCAAAGTATACTCAGCTGACTTGATGAAACTCTGCCATGAACTTAAATTATGTATATTGTCAGAGTTTATTTTAAAATCTTTATAATGCATTTTTTCGGTTAATGCTTGCACTCCGGGTAATTCTTCGCCTTTTATCTTAATTATATTTTTATTAAGATTCTTTCTTTGATTACGTCTTTTTTTATTTACTTTTTTCACTAATTCATTACCGAGATTCATTTCATAAAGTGTCATAGTTGTCCCGCTATCAGTAGTTATTAATTTTTCGGCATTTTTTTTGGAAAATCCTTTTAATTGTTTGATAGTTTTATTTAAATCATGTCTATTTAAAATATTTTTTTTCAATTCTTTGACTTTCTTTTTTTGTGGTAAAAAATCAATGGCTTCTGGATTTTTTTTTCTAATTCGTTCAAGTTTGGCGTTAAAATTTTTTACTGCTTTATTAAGTTTATCATTATCTTCTTTTTTTTCAAATACTTTTTTAAATTTACTCATTATAAAGCCAACCCAAAGATAACGTTATTTGTTTTATATCAGTAAATATTATATCTTTATATTTTATATAAAAACCTCTTTTTTCAAGTTTCGAATATGTTAATACTGCAACTAATAAATCAAAATTAGATATATTTATTTGATATTTTTCTTGAAAGAAATTTAATAATTTATCTTCATGTTCTTTTTGTTTAATAGGGAATTTCTTTAAATTATTCTCAGAACTGAAACGGAATTCCATTTCTTTTATTGTTTTAATAAAAGGTGATTTGCGTAAATTATATTCGATATTTCCTCTTGTCATATTATATTACTCCTTTATATAAAAAGGGAGGTACGTCCTCCCTTTTTTATTATAATTTTATTCGTTTACAATTTCAAAATAAAAAGTACGTTTACCGCCAGGTTTTATTCTATCTTTAAATTTTATTTTAATAGGGGATTCCCATTTATCTGGTGTACCGAAAAGAGCAAACAAAGATTTTAATGAACTAAATATCCCAATAGAAACACATGCATAACCGTTTTTATCATCATCAATCAATATTATTCTGCATGTATCTATTAATTCACCAGTTTGTGTGTCGGTACATTTAATTATTTGTACATAAACATTTTTTAAGTTTATTGTTTCATTAATATAATCGTTTACTCTTTCAGTTTTTCCAGATTGAATATTAAAAAGCAATTGCTTTTCTTCAAAAGTATCACAAGGCATTGAACAATAAAAATTTCCGCCTGCAAATAATTCATTAATCAAATTATTGGGATTTATCATTTCATCAAATGAATTATAATCCTCTAAAATTTCATTTTCTTTTGAATTGACAATTAAATTCTCACTCATTTTTTACCTCTTTTTTAAAAAATATTTTTTTCTTTTACTTCCCTGGCGTGCTCAAGGAAATCTTTTTCATCAATAATAAATACAACTTTTTCTTTTTTTACATCTCTATTTAAATCAACATAAATATTTTCACTTCTTTTATCCAAGTGTAATTTTAATGTTTTCTTTATAAAATGTATAATATATCTATTATCGACTTTAGATAGGGTAACAATTTCCGGCAATTTTTTTTCAATGATTTTGCCGTTTTCCATTTTAATAATTCTGGAATTGATTGTTGTTTTTACTTTTGTAATCTTTAAAGGTTTTGACATTCTTTAACATTCCTAATATTTGGTGTGTTAACGTCTGCGTAATCAAAGCATTCATAATTTGTATTGATATAATCGTCAGAAAATGTCCATATTTCAAAAAAAGTATCTGAGTTTTTGCGACAAACAAAATGCGTAATTTCTTGGGTGTTTTCTTCTACCCACATTGTAATTAAATTAGTATTTTGTTGATGAGATAAAGAAAAATTTACTGGAATTAATTCTTTTTTCTTTATATAATTTTTTAATACGCTAAACGCAGTATAACATGTATTAATAAAATGCACCTCCCTTTATTCGTATTTACATTTCACATTAAAATGTATAAACTTGTTGTACAATACTGATAATGGCATTACACATTTATATGATGTGGCAGTCATCGTCGGCAGGTAAACACCAATTTACCTGGACAAATAAAAATTATTTGTTTCGACTTTCATCTAATTTCAAGCACATATTTATATGTGCTTGAAGTGTATTAATATTTTCGCCAATATTTGTAAATTTATAATATTGAGGTTCTTTTTTTTCAAGAAAAATAACATGCATTGTTTTATAAACTTTTATATAACCACAATTAAAAATTAAATTAATTTCATTATTTTCTATACATAATAAATCTCGTGGCAAAGTCATTAAAAATTTATCTAATTTATGTGATTTTTTTAATGTCATTATATCACCTTTTTTCTTTTTTAAAAATTTCATCTTGTATTAATTTTAAAGAGTATTCCAACCCTTTTACATAACATTTTAAATTAAATGAAATTCTTTTATTTAAATCGTAGTCTATATCAGTAGTTGCTGTATCTGCTTTTTTTTTCAATTTGTCAATTGCTAATTGTTTTAGACTTATTTCCTTTAATATTTCAGAATTTAATTTACTTAAAATTTGTGAATCGTTTAAATATATTTTTTTCATTTTTAACACCTCCATTCATTACCGCAAATTGTTTCATTGCCGCATAATTTAATGTTTCCATTTATAATACAATAATCTAATAATCTAATATTTCCTGATATTTCACACCACCCCCCTATACAAACATAATCATAAACTTCAACGTTGCCACTTATTTGACAATGATTATTTATAACAATATCTTTACCATGAATAATTACATTTTCATCAATACGAGCATTGTCATAAATTTCAACTTTTCCGCTTAATTTTACGTTTCCGCCAATTGATACATTATTATGAATTTTAACGTCATCACGAATCTCAGCAAATTCATATATACGTACATCATTTTCAAGTAAAGCATTGCCATAAATCTCCGCAAAATCATATACTTGACAATTATCTTTTATTAATGCATTTTCATAAACAAAAGCGTTTCCATCAATCCAGCATTTACCATTGTGTGATAAATTACTTTCAGATTCAATATATCCCCCCAATTCACCTTTTTTTACTCTATTATCAATATCAATTAACGCTCTTATTCGATAAAGAATATGATTACCTAATAAAACAGTGTCATTAGTTAACTCATATTTCTTCATCATAACAAATAAATGAATATGTTAATTGTAAATAATACAATTGAATCACACCACAAGTTAACGGATAATTTTCACATGGTTCTATTGCATAAAAAACAGATATTGTTTTTTTATATTTATACCAGTTATCAGAACGTTCGCTTATTATATAATACATATTAGTATCTTCATATCGTTTAGCAGAATTAGATAAACCTTTACATATAGATATTTCTATTGAATCTAAATAATATCTTTGTGTCGCTTGCATTGATTCATAAACAATATCATTCGGAAATAAATCTGTTATTTCATCATTTATTTTTTTCATTAAAGAATATCGTCCGGCTTTTAAAGTATCTTTTTTTATACCCAAATTTAATAATTCATCTTCATGATTATTCATTTCATGATATTGATTTGTAAATTGTTTGATTTTTAAAATTTTAGCTTCAGGAATTATTAAAGTTTTTTTAATTTCTGCAAGAAGCTTTTTAACTTCTTGCAGATTGGTATCATGTTCTTTAGATGGAATTTGTATTTGTTTTAAAATTATCATTTTTACCTTTCCTTTAACTCTTTTGCATTAGCTTGAATATTTTCCATAATATTATCAAATAACTTTTCAGCTAATTTATACCATAATTCATGAGAATTTTTATTAAACCACACCATTACAGATTCTGGACTATCGTCCCAGATTCGTGGTAATTCATTTTCAAATTTGCATGTATTTGCATAAGAGTTAAATTCACTTAAACCTGAATATAATCCAAGCAATTCACAAATAAAATGATGACAAAGCTTGTCTGCGTCAGAATACAAATAAATTAATTCTGATTTATCGTGTATTATTTCTTTTCCCTCATCATTAAATATAAAAAATCCGTCTTTAAAACCTGCGTATTTTCCGAATGGAATTTCATATGTTAAAATTTCAAGTTCCTCTAATTTAAACATTATTTTCTTCCTCCTTTAGTAACCTCATCAATGTTTAAAATATCATCTAAAATCATTTTTGCGTTTTCTTCTCTATTTTTGAAATTATAATATAATTCAATATATTTATTAAGAATATCGTCAAATTTTTCAAAACAATCCTCATAGAATTCATTTAATTCTTGTATAAAACTTTCTACATATTCTTTTGAAAAAGATGAATCATTTTTAAAATTATTTATATTATCTTGAACATTTTTAAAAATACTTTCTCGTGTGGAAAATGGATTATTTAATAATATGGATTCTAAATTTTCCGCTATTGCTCTTTCAATTTCTTTTTCAACTATTATTTCAATTCTTCTTTTAATGCAATGTAATTCTTTTTCAAGAGTATTTTTTTCCTCATTTACTTTTTTCTCATTCATTTTATTTAACCGTCCTTTTTTTATTTTCAGATTATTTCCTTAACCTGTGATTATATTATAACACAAGTTTGAATTATTGTCAAGCATTTTTTGAAAAAAATCAATATTTTTTTTGAAAAAATACAAATTAATTTTTGAAATACATTTCCATGAATTTACATATTGACAAATTTGATTTAAATGTGTTATAATATTTATATAATATTTATAAAAAGGAGGAAAGATAAAACATAATTACTAAAATTACATAAGGTGGTGATTCTTTAAATGAAGTATGATATTATAAAGGAGTTGATAAACAAAATTTTTAAAATCCGCCCTATCATTGCACTTATTTTGTCAATTACATTCGCAATACTTACGTTAAAAAAAATTATAACCCCCGCTGAATTTATGACAATTTTCAGTGCAGTAATTATTTATTTTTTCATAGATACAAAAAATAATAAAGGAGAAAAATAAATGTTTGATTTAGAAAAATATAACGATTTCATTTCTAAAATAAATGATGATATTAATAACAATCTTCCAGAAGCTTCAAATAAATTACTTGAATTAAAAACAGATTATTTTGAAGTAATAAACTTAATAAAATCAAAAGATGAAGAAATAGAAAAATTAAAAAAACAGATTTCAGATTTACAAATAATTAATTCAAATTTATTTTCTAAAATCGGTACTTCTTCCAATGATGAAGATGATGAAGATGATAAAGATGATGAAGATGATGACAAGCCTTTAGAATATGATGAATTATTTGACGAGAAAGGGGAATTAAAATAATTGGCTTCACCAAAATTAACAAATACAGCAAATTCAATGATGACTATGTTAAATACTGTACGCAGTAATAGTTCTGAATTTTATAAAGAAAGAATACCTGAAGCAACTTTAGAAAATATATCACAAATAGGAAGTAATTTAATAGACTTTTCAATTGCAAAAAATGAATTTTTAAATGCTTTTTTTAATCGTATCGCTTTAGTGATATATAAAAATAGGCAAGCTGATAATCCTTTAAGCATTTTAAAAAAAGGACAAATTCCATACGGTAATTATATAAGTGAAGTCCATACCAATCCCGCAACTGCAAAGAAATTTAATTCTACTTCCACCAATTTACTTGCGCAAACTTTACCAGATGTAAAATCGTGTTTTTATGAAATGAATCGACAAGATATGTATACTGTAACAATATCTAATGACATGTTGAGAACGGCTTTTAGTTCATATGAATCATTAAATAATTTTGTCGAAGTTGTAATCAATTCACTTTATAGTGGTAATTATATAGATGAATTTACTTTGATGAAATCAGTTTTTACTAATGCGGTAACAGAAAATCAAATCCCAACATTGGCATTACCTAAAATATCAAAAAATAATGTTGAAGATTTTGTTACAATATCAAGAAAAATTTTCAGAGATTTTACAATTCCTTCTACTAATTGGAATGCTTGGAAATTAAGAAATGGCGACGGCAATCCACGTACAACATGGACGAATCCAGAGGATATTTATTTTATTCTTAATACAGAAACTGAATCACATGTATCTGTTGAATGTCTTGCAAAAGCATATAATTTGGATAAAGCTAATTTACTTGGACATATTCTTGTAATTGATGACTTTGGTGTAGATAAAAATAAAGTTCAATCAAGTATTCAAGCAATAATGTTTGACAAATCTTTAATGCAAATTTATAGTAATAAAGAAGAAATGACATATTTTGAAAATCCCGAAAATTTAACTATTAATTATTATCTTCATATATGGCAAACTTACGGCATTTCGCCATTTGCAAATTGTGTTGCATTCACAACCGATTTAACAGCGTAAAAAAGGAAATAAAAAATGATTGTATACCCTCATACCAATTTAAAATTGCTTAATGTTCCTTTAACACCTGATTATAAATATACATTAGATTTTACTAACGCAATTGAACAAACTACATATTTTATCAGTAAAACTGTAAGAAGTAACTTTGAATTTAATTACCAAAGAAAAGACGATATAATTTCTATTGATTGTGAAATTGATAAACTTTATAATTGTAATTATGTAATGTATCAAAATAGTAATTTTTCTGATAAATGGTTTTATGCATTTATTACAGATATGAAATATATCAACGAACAAGTTACACATATTAAAATTGATACTGATGTATTTCAAACATGGTTATTTGATTTTAAAATCAATCCATCTTTTGTAGTTAGGGAACATGTTATCAATGATAAAATAGGAATGCATACCTTGCCAGAAAACTTATCATGTGGAGAACCTAAGACAATTAATAAATTTTTAATCGGTGATTCAATGGCAGCTACTTCAAAGTCTGAATTTGACGAAAATTTTTATTGCGTTGTAATGACTTCCGAACAAATAAAATTTCTAACTGAAAACGTCCCGAAAGTTGATTCCTTTGTTGGAGGTGTGGTAAATCCTTGCTATATGTATGCTACCGATTCAAATAGTTTTCATGAATTTATAGATAAAATCAATGAACAAGGTCAAGCAAGCGCAGTAATATCATGTATTGCTATTCCTAAATTTTTTTGTAATTTTCATTCATTACAAGATGAATCGCAAACCACTCCCCCTTTAAATGATAAATTATATTTAAATTCCCCATATAAAAGTAAATTTTTAATAACACAAATTTTTGACCCACCTAACCATAATGGTATTGATATGGTAGGAATGGATTCAAAAGAAATATATTCTACAATAAATGGAATTGTAGTTGATTCACGTTGGCAAAACGATAATGATCATAATGCCGGATATGGGAAATTAGTTAGAATACAAGACGAAGAAACAAAATTATATTTCATTTTTGGGCATTTAGAAGAAATAAAAGTGTCGGTTGGTGATAAAGTTAATATAGGTGATTTAATTGGAATTGAGGGTAATACAGGTAACAGTACCGGAAACCATTTACATTATCAAATTTCTATGGGGTGGAATGATGATGTCCGTAATCCGTCGGATTTTTCAAATTTTGATAATATATTAGGAGTGCAATAATGAATCTTGGCTATATCACTGATTTTAATATTGATAATTTTAATCGTAAACAAACAAAAATACCCAAAAACACAAAAAATATAGATGGTTATATACCTAAAAATAATAAATGCTTTATATTCCCCTATAATTATATTGAAATTTCAAATAATTCTGGTGCTAAAATCAACTTAAAATATGAAATGTTTGACGATTTAGATTTAAAAGAAATTACATTTAATTATTATCCAGTGGTATCATCTTCCCCAAATTTATTCGTAACACCTGTTAATTATCAAGGAAAGAAAAATAATTTTGATTACGCAATATCATATAATAATTTCCCTCAACTCCCTTGGAATTATGATTATTTCAAAAATTGGAGTGCATTAAATTCAAATTCTTTATCATTTTCATTTATTAGTGATACTATAAATACCGGTATGAATCTTTTTACGGGAAATATTCCTGGTTTTATATCTTCTTTAAGTAATCAAGGGAGTAAATATGCGTCTATGAAAGACAAAGAAAACACACCACTTCAAACACGTGGATTGCCTCAAGGTAATGCGCTTTTATATTCAGGTGGTGCAGGCGTATACGCATATCACATTTGTTCAAAAAAAGAATATATATCAATAATTGATAATTATTTCTCTTGTTTTGGGTATTTAGTAAATGAAATTAAAATCCCTAATTTAAAAAGCCGTCCGGCTTTTAATTACATTCAAACTGAAAATATCAATATAAGTGGAACATTCCCGGAAAAAGATAAAAATAAATTATGTGAAATATTTAATCAAGGTGTAACAATATGGCACAATCCAGAACAATTCGGCGATTTTAATGTTGCTAATCCTCCACAACAAAAATAAAAGAGGTGATGTAGTGCTTCAAACAAATTCAAAAGATAAAAAGAATCATTTATATGATATAATTACTTATAATGATTATTATAATAGACTGAAAAATTTAGCGTTATCAATGTTCAAATGGAATAATGTTCCTGATACAATGGATACACGTTTTTTAGAAAAAACACTTTTCGAACAAGGCATATCCGCAATATTTGAACGTGAAGAAAAAGGAATGAAAATAGATGTTATAAATACTCGTTGTACTGCTGGCAATCAAGTTAATTTATATGATATACCTACTCAATATAATTGTATTGCTAATAACGGATTTAATAAAACAATAGATACTGAAAAAATTGTTTTGGTTCGTAATAATCAGCTTGAATTGCCTACATCTTGTATTATTCATTCGTTTGCATTACGTCTCGCAACAGTTGAAAGAATCATAGATATTAATTTAAATGCGCAAAAAACTCCAATTCTGATAAAATGTTCAGAAAAGGAAAGAATGAGTTATCTAACTCTTTATAATAAATATGACGGAAATTCACCATTTGTATTTGGTTCTAAAAATTTAAATATTGACGATTTTTCAGTTTTAAAAACAGATGCGCCATATCTTATTGATAAATTAACAGAATATAAAAAAAATTTATGGAGTGAAGCGTTAACCTTTTTAGGTATTAATAATGTAGATGAAGAAAAAAAAGAAAGATTAATAACAGATGAAGTTAATGCAAATAATCAATTGATTGCTTTTTCGGTTAGAACTATGCTGATGAAACGGCAAGAAGCTTGTACAGAAGCAAATAAAAAATTCGGATTAAATTTATCAGTTGAATTTGATAATCCCATTGAAATAAATAATAACTTACAATCAATAAAGGATGAAAATAATGGCAATCTACACAATTGAATTACGCAAATTAATAGAAAACAATTTTGATATAGGTTTAAATGAATATCCTATATTTGACGAAAAATATAGACAAATATTAAATCAAAAAATTATTAATCATTATTATTTTAGGGAAATAGGTTTTGAAACACCTGCAAGATTTAAACATTATCTTAAAACTAAAATGAATGAAATAATGCCATTATATAATCAATACTATGAATCTACTTTATTAGAATATAATCCGTTTTACACAGTTAATAAAACAGAAGAATTTAAACAAAATGCTAATGCAACAACAACAACTAATGGCTGGAGTAACGGCAATGCTACTTCAAATTCTACAGATAATATTAATTCCAATTCTAATAATTCTCAAAATACTACAGGACAAATATTACATACAAACGAAAGTTTTAATGTTAAAAGTGATACACCCGGAAGTAAAATTACTGAAAATGATTTAAAAAATAATTTTTATGCTTCATCTGCTGAAAAAAATCAAGACACCCAAAAAACCGAATATAAAGATTATATTATTAATTCAAACGGGAATAATTCTTCTGAAAGTACATCACATTCTAACGCAGAAACAAACGCACTATCTGGTTCTAATGCTGAAAATAATACAACCGAAAATTATATCAGAAATGTTTACGGTAAATGTGAGGGAGAATCGTATCAAGAATTATTATTAAAATTCAGAGATACTTTTATAAATGTTGATATGGATATTTTAGAAGAATTGGACGAATTATTTATGCAAATTTATAATTGAAAGGAGTTTATTAATGAAAAAAATAAAACACACATTTAAATCAGGCGAATTTTATTTGTATTTAGCAGGTTTTTTAGGATGTATTTTCACATTAAAAAATGTAATAGGGAGATAAAATTAAAACAATATGAATCATAAATTATTACATCTCACAAATGCGTATTGTATGCACACTGTTCCGCTTGAAATTGGTGATAATTTAAGTTATTTTGAAACAGTTTGCGCAATATCTCATAAAGTAAACGAATTGATAAAAGCAATCAATTCACAAAATTTAATATATATAGATTTTGCGAAAATGGTTGAACTTGATATAGATAATTTTAAAAAATATGTTGATAATATATTAAATAATTATGAAGATTCATTTAAAAATGAATTTTTGCAATTTAAAGAAGAAATTAATAATATTTTAAGTGAATATAACACAAATATTGATAATTTAATAACAAATTATAACGCTTTTAAAAATGAAATAACCACTACTTTAACTAATTTTCAAAATACACTTACAGAACGTCAAGAACAATACGAAAATAGAATACTTGAACAATTTAATACATACGCTCAAAATATTCAAAAAAAAGTTGATGACAACAAAAAATGTATGCAAGAACAGCAAAACCAATTTGAAGCAAATTTAATAGAATTGTTTAATAACTTTAAAAACACTAATTCAACGGAAAATACTGATTTTAGACAGCAATTTCAAACACTTTTTGAACAATGGAAACTTGATACCATAAATGTAATAAAAAATAACATTGACGAGTATAAAAACACAACATACAATGAATTTATGGAAATGTTTAATTCTCTAACGGTAGAAGCTGAAACAGTTAGATTTAAAGACAGTGGAAAAAAGCCACTTGCAGTAATTGAACCAATAGGAAATATAATTTATAAAATGACAGAAGATAATAAAGAAATACAATATCCGATTAGAACGCCTTTTAATCCTATAATATCGCTTGCTAATCCGATATATATTTCTAATCCACAAAGCTCTACTAAAATTGACTCAGTAAATATTACGTTTTTCCCATTTAATTTAGGAATTAAATTTCAACATTATGTAGGGGACACTGACGATAATGTCGAATGGTTAAAAGGTATTATACTGAAATATTTAACAATAACTGTCAATAATATTATTGAAGATGAAACACCTATAACACCGGAAAACTTTCCGCAAAATCTAATATCAACAATACCAGTTATAATAAATAAAGGTGATATTTCAGTAACATACAATGAAGAAGAAACGAATCCCACCTTAAAATCACAAATTGTAATTAAAGCATTTTATAAAATGAATGCCGGACAAAAAGCAATAATGCATATTGGATTACAAACTTCGCCAGTGCTTGTCCCTATTCATAATTAAATATAGGAGGTAAAAAAAATGGACTTATCAACAAAAACAATTTTCCGGAGGGGAAACAATGAGTAAAAAAGTATTTATAGGAGTAGGACACGGAGGTTCGGACCCAGGCGCAAAAGGTTATATAATCGAAAAAGAATATACACTCAAAACAGCTTTTGCACTTGCGGAGATTCTAAGCGAATACGGCGTAGATTACAAACTGTCACGTACGCAGGACATTGATACTGATATGAACAGTAAAACAGCTATGTGCAATAATTATGATCCTGACTTGGTGGTTGATATTCATTACAATGCAGGAGGCGGTCAAGGTTTTGAGGTATATCATTCAATAGTAGGCGGCACATCTAAAACACTTGCAAATAATATAAATGAAGAAGTTAAGAAAATCATGTCAAGCCGAGGAGTAAAAACAAAACTTGATAAAAACAACAAAGATTACTTTGCAATTATTAGGGAAACAAAAGCCCCTGCAATACTTTTAGAGGGTGGTTTTGTTGATAATAAAAAAGACACTGATTTTATCAAGAAAAACTATACAAAGCTTGCCGAAGCTTATGCAAAGGGAATAGTAAAAACCTTAGGTATAAAGGAAAAGCCTGATAAGCTTCCTGTTATGGACAATAGCGGAAGTAAGAAAGGTGATGCCAATTC